AAGAAGCAGGATTAATCCACATCGGGGATACGCCGAAAGACAGATACGCAAAACTTAAAATCTACCGCAATGAAAGTCGAAATCAACCAAACGATCGATCCGGAAATGGTAACCCTTTACAGCCATCGCACCGGTGAATTTATCGACGAAATCCCCGCTGAGAAGGTCAAAGACCTGCAGCACCTTTCGGGGGGGGGTATTTCAGGTGACACGCAAGCAGATCAACAAGATTAAACGGGAAGCAAAACAGCAAGACAATGACATACCAGGAGTTTGAAGAGAAAAGATGGGGAAAAGGCGACCTGATCGTATTCAGGAAATATCGCCGGAAAGTGATCGGAGTCGATTTCGAAAGCGGCTGGATTCAAACGAGAACCCGGTACTCCAGACATAAAATTTGGGTGTATTACGGGGATTGTGAAACCGTCCCGTCCGGGGCACAGAATGAAGAGAGATGAAAAGCAAACGAGCAGAAGAATTTATCAATAACCGCTCTGAGCTGATTGACGGCCTAGAGTGGATGGTTGACGCATCAACAGCCCGTCGAGCCGTCGAGCTTGCCGAGCAGGACGCAGAAGAGAAGATCGAAGCGCTGAAAGCACGGACGGTGGAGGTGTTCAAACGATGCTGTATATATCGATCAAAGTCAGAAGATTCAGATTCTTGTTTCCTGAACGACCAATATAATACCTGCGATAACAACTGCTCTAAGGTTAAGTTATTAATTCAAAGACTCAACGAGCAATGACCTTCACTACCCCCTGCTTTGTTCGGGTTGAGAATCCGGAGAAGCGAAAAGAGTTGATCGAGTGGCTGGAAGGGATTGGATATACTCACTTCCCATTTATACGCGATAGTTGTTTGATAGCTACCGATTCAGACGGTAGAATATGGCTTACCGATGCAAATAGGGACGGGGCTTACGATTGTCAAACTGATACTGATTTATTCAAAGCCCTGGCGGCGATGAATTACGAGAACGACCGGGAACAATGGTTTGTGGAAGAAGGAAGAATGTTCAAGTGCACGTCAGACAAGATCAGCAACTATTCCTATCACTGGCTTACCACCCGCAAAGCCACCGTCGAAGAGATTGTCGAATACTTCAAAAATAAAGAGCTATGAAAACACCCCAAGAAGCGGCCAGAGAGTACGCCGAAACATTATGGAATAGAGAATCCACCCCTGAATGGGAGGTCAGTCGTGATGCCTGCAAAACTCGTTCTGAGCTAGATTTCCTTGCCGGTGATGCTTTCGGCTACCGCAGAGGCATGGAAAAGGCCTATCGTTGGATCAGTGTGGTGGATGAGCTTCCAGATGACGACACTCTGATTCTTATAAAAGATACTGATTGCCATATAGATTTAATCCGTGGATGGCAGTTGAAAGAACGCATCAAACCTTATGCTGTACAAAATTTCTACACCCACTGGCGTCCCGTCGAACCCGTAAATAAGTAAGCCATGCGCATATTACCGGAATCAGGCATAACCAACGAAATGATCTGCCAGACGCAAGTAGAACTACTCGAACAGCAAAGGCAGGAATACAAGCTAATCGGCAGCATGAGGAAGGTGCCCGGCCACACATTGTTTTCCTTCAACGTCAAAACGGGAGAGATCAAACCCGTGAAGTTGATACGTGAGGCGTCGATAGGCTTAGACGGTAAACCTGTCTTTAAGGAGAAGATCACCGTTGAAAAGGACTGCTATTACGAACAGGCTTTGAACCTGAAAAACTTTATCAAACGCCTCAAAAGAAGAGGGCTAATCGAACGAGTAAAAGAGTAAGAAGATGAAACCGAAAGAGTATTTGCGCCAACATGTATTCGTCGCTTACGACGCGCAGAACAACGACAAGGCCCCGTTTACAGCCATTAGCAAAGGCCGGGCATACAAAGCGGTTAACATGGAGTTAAACCGGATTGTAGCCATAATTAATGCTCAATACAAGAGTAAAAATATCGATCCGAAAGTTTACGGAGAAATTGTTAACCGGATTTATTCGGAGAGATAGTAACCCGCCTTCGGGCATAACAGGAGAAGAAGATGAGCACAACAATCAAAATGTGGGCGGTGTTTGATCCGGAAGGGGATTTGATTGTCTGGACTACACGCACTCAAATTTACAATAGTCAAGAGTCTTTTTTAAAGAATGCATTTTGGCCTTTTGGTGGACATATACATTCCATTGATTGGCCTAAGTATGAGAAACAAGGTTACACCTGCCGCCCTGTGAGGGTGACGATTGAAGAGATAAAAAATGAAAGTCAAGGAGATCATTGACCAGCTTCACTATTTCCAGAAGTGGAGACGCGGAGCGGATATAGAGCAGCCCGATCCCACTGAGATCGGCAAGGCCATAGACGGGGCTATTAGGGAATTGCGGAACTTCCAGAGGTTGAAAGTGAAAATTGAGAAAAAGAAACTGCCGCAAGGCGAAAAATAAAATTATGGAAATCAAAGATATATTGAAGATTACGATCGGTAAAAGCAGCTTTGAATATCGCGCAACGTTGAGAAATCAACGGAAATTTAATATTGGAGACTTAGTATTCTTTTCGAGGAACACCTACTGCCATGAAATATGGTGTGGTCGCATTGTCGGAGTTCTACTTGAACCAGGCATGAATCCATCCTATTTATACACGATTAGAGTTCCTGAAGGTATAGCCAGCGATGGATGTAATGGAGTTGTAGATAGGGTAACATGTGACACTATGTTTTTAACGCTTGAAGAGGCGAGAAAATCGGCCTTGGATGCTTGCGAAGCAAGGTTTAAAGCTCAAAGAGTTTTTATAGAAGAGTACTTCGACCAATGGAATAAGAATGATGTGGGGAATTTCGCAAAAGGCGAAAAATAAAAGAGGATGACCGAAAAAACAAAAGGCCCCTACAATGGATACAACAGCCTGGGGGAGCTTGAGAGTGCTGTAGACGAGTATTTCGGTGAGTATATCTCCGAACAGAATCCAAAGACAAAAGAACACATTGAAAATATCACGCCGCAGGCATAAACAATAAAAAAATCATGCGAAATATAATTTTCAGAGGCAAGCGCCTCGATAATGGGGAATGGATGTACGGAGATTTGATCGAGAACCAGGGCAGGTTCTTCATTTATCACGCAACGAGTGAGACCACGATTGAGTGTAACGATGACAGACGCATCATTGTTGCTGCGTTCGAAGTCGACCCCGCCACCGTCGGCCAGTACACCGGATTGAAAGACCGGTATGGGGATAGAATTTGGGAGGGGGATTTTATTGATCATGGTGATGAGGTAAGCCAGGTGTTTTTCGATACCGAAAACTCATGTTTCGACTTTAAAGCCTCAAATGATCCGTTTGCAGCACAGTTTTTCTGTGACTATGAAATTATCAGCAACATCCACGACAACCCCGATCTGCTGAAATAACTAAATCACAATAAATATGAGCCTTAAATCAGACTATACAAACGCTTGCAACGCCTATCTGAAGGCCTTTTGCGAGATGTACGGCTTCGATTATTACCCGGATTTCTGGATAGGTGATGAAGTCGGAGGTGTTATCGAGCTGGGTGACTACTTCGTGAATATAAACACCATCCGCACCGCAGTGGATCAGAATGTCCCGAGAGAAGAGTTTGTCAAGTGGTACGACTACTGTATGGACTGCGGAACTCTCGATATACCTTCCCCAAACTTCGATAGCTGGCTGAGGGGATGTCCGCGAATGAGTGACGAAGAGAGGCGGGAACTCATGGAGCGGAGCCACGAGATAGAAAAAATGAAGGAAGAGTTACGTAAACTGATCGAAGAAAAGCAGTCAGAGTTCTGAAAAACGGAGGGTGTCCGCCTCACCCTCCTACTATCACCCAAACCCAAAGCCAATATGAAATTTGGTAATGCAAAAATAACAAAAACCTGAAATATGAAAAGAACCTTACTTTATTTTCTTCTTGCCTTTATAGCCGTGATTCTTGCCGCCTGTGAGCTCAACAAGAACAAGCCGGGCAAGATCATCTTCGACCGTGTCCCCTTCGTCTATGCCACGATAAACGGCCAACGGGAGCTATTCTTAATAGATACCGGAGCGTCTACATCCATGCTGGACAAAAAGCTCTGTGACGAAGTGAAAATCTACTACATGGCTACCGGCTTAGAGGTAATCGGCGTAGACGGAACCTCGATCCCTTTAAAGACCACCGGAAGAATCCCGTTCACGCTCGACAGCATCCCGTATTCGGCCAGCTTCGCGGTACAGGACATGACCAGTCTGCGGCGGGCTACAGGAAAGAACGTAAGAGGGCTGATCGGATCGGATGTGCTGGGATTTTACCGGTTGACGGTGGATTTTAAAACATGTGAGTTGAGATGATTACTGAGACTATCATTAATGAAGTTGCCCGAAAGGTTGAAGTGGTAACCGGATTTTCCCTCGAAGAGATTAGGAGTAAAAGCAGGTACTATCCACTCGTTCGGGCAAGAATCATTCTCGTATACGAATTAAGGCGGTGGAACCTGACGTATATCGAAATAGCTAACGCGATAAACAGGAATCATTCAACATTGACGCATTATCTTACAGCCTATAGGGATAAATACGATGCCGATCCCGTATTTCGTAAGATGGCAAATTGTTCTAAAGGTAGACAAACCCTATAGGAGAAACAGTAATAAATGCGGTTGAAATTGGACTAAAAGTAGAATGATGAAAAAGATTATCTCAATAGAAAAAGTATCGAACGGCTTTATTGTCACCAATGGCAATCTAAAGCGCGTCTATGACAGCAGCCCTTTAGAATTTGAATTAGACCAGATTCATAAGATGCTCTACAACTCCAAAGATGGGGATTCGCATACTATCGTGATCGAAGTAGATCCGCCCGTTTTCACCTCACAGGATAATGATTCGATTGAGCTTTGCGGTTTGCTTTGGGATAAAGATAATATCTCGGTAGGTGGTACAGAAAAGGATGGTCATCATTATTTCACTTGGACAGAGGCAATGGAAGCCGCCCAAAAACAGGGTAAGCGCTTACCGACCGCAGACGAATGGAAGGCTTTATGTGATCTTGGTTCAACATGGGATGAGGAATTAAGAGGACGTTGGTTTGGCGGAAATCACTATACGGATCACAAGGGGTCTATTTTCCTTCCGGCTTTAGATTATAATCGTCGTGCAACAGTCCCGGCCAACCATATATTAGGTCCATGCGGGTTCTATTGGGCGTTCTCACGTGGAGATTGGCATGGATATGCCCACAATTTAAACTTTGGTTGTGATATTGTGAATGTAAATCTCGGCTTCACTAACAACTTATTCTCTGTTCGCTGTGTACGTGATATTGCAAAGTAATTATCGGGTGAAATTCCGATAGTTGCCCTCAGAATAGGTAAAATGCCCTTATAAACAAACTATTTTTGTAAAAACACACTATATGGGAATTGTGACGGAGCATGAACTAACAAAAAGTGTGATCGACACCAAGTCAAAAGTTTCTCAATACGTCTCAAAAAAGAGGCGTGAAAAAGGCTTGTCTACATACGAACTTGCCAAACAGAGTGGTGTTGATTGGTCTACCGTCAAAAATATAGAAAATGGAAAGACCGTGAAGATCGATGTTTTATCTAGGGTAATTAAGGTTTTAGGCGGTAATATATTTTTCATGTGACATGCCTAAATTAACGATAAAGCAAGAAAAATTCGTCCTGAAATACCTCGAATGCGGCAATGCATCCGAGGCTTACCGCTTTGCATATAACTGCTCGAAAATGAGCGATAATGCTATTTGGAACGCTGCTTCAATTTTAATGGACGACCCAAAGGTTACCCAAAGGATAGATTACCTCAAAAACAACCTCGCAGAAGCCGCAGGTATATCAGCCCTCCAAATCATACGAGAGCATCAAAAGATCGCCTTTTCAAACTTTTCCCGACTTCGGAACGGATGGATGGAGTTAAAAGACTTTCAGGAGCTATCCGACGAAGAGAAAGCGTGCATCCAGAGTGTTGAAACGAAAAAAACGACAAGGTATACGAAAGAAGGGGAGCCCGTCGAAGAAGAGTGGGTCAAGATTCGTCTTTACGATAAGCAGAAGTCGTTGGACAGCATCTCAGAAATGCTTGGATACGACCAAAAATCTTCGGTTACACAAAATATGAATATAAACATCCAGCCGCCTCAGATTAATTTTAAGTAGGCTGGTTAAACCTTCTGTGTGATGATGCACAGTAATCCCGTAACGGAAATAACGTACAGTCGCAAATACGCGCCCTTGTTTAATCTGACAACAAGGTACTGTATCGTCATGGGTGGGCGAGGGTCTGCTAAATCACATGCCGAATCAACGAACGAGGTTTGCAATACTTTCAATCCTAACCAGCTTACATTATTCACTCGTTACACGATGACGAGCGCGGAAATATCGATTATTCCCGAGTTCTGGGAAAAGGTCGAATTAATGAATTATGCGCCTATTTTTTATAAAACGAAAGCTTCAGTCGTAAACAAGCAAACTGGCAGTGGTATATTGTTTCGTGGAATCAGAACATCTTCCGGCAACCAAACGGCATCATTAAAATCTATATCCGGAGTAACCCGATGGGTACTGGATGAGGCGGAAGAATTAACCGATGAGACTATTTTCGATAAGATCGACCTTTCGATTCGAAAGAAAAACGCAGACATTCATGTTATAGTTATCTTAAATGCTCCTGACGAAGAGCATTTTATTATTCGTAGGTTCTTTATAGACAGGGGAGTTCCATTTAACTTTAATGGGGTGCATGATGATTGCACCTACATTCACACTACCTACCTGGATAACATCGAAAATCTTGACGAATCATTTTTACGTGTAGCCGAAGGCGTTAAAGAAAAAGACCCGGAAAAATACGAGCATATTTTTATGGGAATGCCCTTGAAGATGGCAGAGGGTGTAATCTATAAAAATTGGTGCAGAATCACATCCTATCCTTCCGATCTATACACTTGGTATGGGGTTGATTTTGGATTTGTGAATGATCCAACGGCCATTATTCGTATATGTTTCGACAAAAGGAGCAATAGTATTTATTTGCATGAAGTTGCCTATCTAAAAGGGCTCCAAAATGCCGATATCGCCAATTTAATAAAGCAGGATTATCGCAATAAAAAAACAGAATTATTTAACGATGGCTCGCATTCTATTGCTTATCATCATGAGCGTATCTATATCGATGGATCGGAAGTAAACAGAGATGAGTTATCCGTGGTATTAAAAGCTATCGGCCTTTCCCCATACTACCAATCCCTGTTAAAACAAATAAATTCAATAGATCATTGTCTAACAGAGGTGTATTGTGATTCCGCAGAGCAGAAGTCTATTGCGGAATTGCGGCAATACGGGATATCTGCTTATCCAGCTATCAAGGGTGCAGGATCGGTGGTTAATCAGATTCAATTTGTCCAGTATTTCAACATCTATTACACATCGGAATCATCTAACATTCATAATGAACAGAAGAACTACAAATGGCTGGTAAAAAAAGACGGCACATTGGATAACGAGCCTATGGACGCCTTCAATCATGCTATGGATGGGGCTCGCTATGGGATTTTCACACACTTAACACGAAATGGATATGAGTATGATAAAGTTTTGGGGGCGAAAAAAGCAGGTTGAGCGAAAGGGGTACTTTCCTGATAAAACAAACAAGGACAATGAATACTTCCGACAGCTTAACGAGAGTATTTACATGAATTCACGCCTTATTGACTTCCCCAAGGTTGACAGGCATTCATTGGTTCGAATTTACGAACAAAACTATGCTGTGTTCTCTATTGTTAACAGGTGCGCAGATGCTATTGCAAAGGCTGTCAGGTATGCAGAGCTAAATGATAAAGACAACAATGTTATTGATTCGCATTGGTCTATTGATCTTCTGAGAAACCCCAATGACCTAGAAAGCCAAAAGGAATTCATAAAAGCATGGGCAATCAACAAGCTTGTTTTGGGGGATGCTTTTGTTTACGGCATGGAGGGGGTTGGTCTCAAATCAGGTCAATTCATTAGTCAGTATATAATGCCATCCCAAGAAGTATTCATTGTGAGAGGCGGTCCATTTACTCCCATAAGCGGGTTTACGCTATCATCAAATTTAACCCTCAATTCAGAGCTTACCCCTAAAAATGTAATGTTTAGCCGGGATTACAATCCCGATGTTACCACCAATTATGGACTATCCCCTCTGGTATCAGCAGCCAAGTTAACTTACATTATCGATAACGGTCTGAAAAGGCAGAATACAACCATCCAACAAGGCGGAGTGTCTGCCATTGTTACCCCTAAAGAAGATATCACCCACGGCGGCCCCACTGAAATTGCCAAACAAAACACAGAAGAAGATTTGAACCAACGCAGGGACGGTCGGCACATCTCTTATATGAGGTCTCCTATAGATGTTCATCTGTTGGGTGACACGCCTGTAAATCTGGCATTACTGGATAGCTCCGATTCTGCTGTATCTGCACTGTGCTTTGTGTACGGGTATCCTTATGCCCTATATAAGAGCGAGACTACTTATGACAACCAGGCTGCCGCAAAAAAAATTCTCATCGAAAACATTGGAATTCCTTATGCGGAGGACTTTTTGGAGAAGTATACCAAGTTTTGTCGCTTTGAGAATGGCGAACATTGGATTATTAATACGGATAAAATTGACGAGCTAAAAAAGGACGTTACAGAGATGCTGAACGCCTATGACAAATCATACCGATCATATAACGACCGGGCTAAGCTTTTAGAGCTCGATACAATTGATGAATCATGGGCCAATGAGCCTATTTTCCCTATAAATGTGATGCCAGGGAAACCTACGGAAAGTTTAGTTTCAGAACAATATTTGTCTGGCGACGACAATAGTACCGTATCCGGAAGTACGGAGCATATACCGCCTAAGCAATAACCTGAATAAGGTGTATATATGAAAATAACTCCTGCCAAACGACAACAAGGATTAAACCGAATAATCAAGGTTATTCGAATGTCGGGTCCGTATGAAAAAATTCTGGCAGCAGAAAGATCGAAGGAGGTGAAAAAGGTTATGAGTGCTTTGTTGGGACTGCCTGTAAACCTTGTACCTGATCTTATTCAAGTTAGAGAACAGTACCTTGCTTCGTTCTTTCGCAAACTATATTTAAACATTGGGCCTCAAGTGGCAGGTGATGAATTTCGAGAAAAGATCGGCCAGAAGAATGATCGGAGTATTGGATGGGAGAGAGGATTATATGATTTTATAGAACAATATTCCGGGACGAAAATAAGCATGGTGTCAGGCACTTTAAAGGAGTGGATTGTTAAGCAGGTACAAGAGTATGTTACCTTAATGCAGCATGAGGGGCAAAGCATCGAAACCGTGACACGCAATATGAGGGATGTTGTTGTAAAAAAATGGAATACGGCTGAATTGTGGCAAGTTCGCAGGATTGTGCAATTCGAATCATTGGCCTGCTCATCCGTGGCCAGACAATTATCCATAGATTCATTAGGTGTTGAATACACTAAGACGTGGATGATAAGCGGTCACAACACCCGTCCCGGACATCAGGTTATGGATGGCGTTACCGTTGGTCAACAAGAATATTTTTATCCGGAAGGTGAGAAAATGGAATATCCGAGAGATATACGCTTTGGAGCCTCTGCGGGAAATCTAATCAATTGTATGTGTTCAGTAGTTTATAATGTTGTGTGATGGGTAAAACGTCAGACATACTTAGACAGCTAGCCGACATGATAGATGACGGTTGCTTCGAGCATCTGTCAGAGGATGACTTAGACGGAGCGAAGAGGGTATTAATGGCGCTATTGGATGTGGATGTTACCTATGACCAGGCAGCGAAAATAGCAGGAAAATCAAAACAAAGTATTTGGAGTAAAATTTCAAGAAGTGTAATAAAGCCCAAGCTTTTAAGGCGAACAATCAAATACTCTGAAGCAGTTAAAATTGGCAATGGAACCATTTAATCCTTACATGTAAAAACCTGTAACTCTTAATATTACAAAGTATTTGCAAGGTGTTTTCCCGTGGGGAGGCACCTTGTTAGTTTTGTTCCATAAGCTTATCGTGAAACGCTCTACGTTAGTGGGTGTCAACCAATCAATTTCAAAGTTTATGGACAAAGATATTTTCATGTTCGGTGACAGTGGCAATTCCAGCATTACCTCTATGCTTCCGGCCCTGATGCAGAACAAGGGGATGGACCCGAACCTCGTAGCCGCGCTGATGAACGGCAACAACAATAAGGGAGCCTGGGGCGGCGACGGTTGCTGGTGGATTTGGATCATCCTGCTGTTCTTCTGCTGGGGTGGTTTCGGTGGCAACGGCTTCGGTAACAACGCAAACGGTCTCCCCGCACAGCTTAACGGCGATGCCGGGCGTGAACTTCTGATGAATGCCATTCAGGGCAACGGTACCGCCATCAACCAGCTCGCATCTTCGCTGAACTGCTCGACAACCCAGCTTCAGGGTGCAATCTGCAATCTTCAGGGATCGATCGACAAGGTGGCCGGGCAGATCGGCATGACAGGCCAGCAGGTTATCAATGCCATTCAGGCCGGCAACTGTCAGCTTTCGGCCCAGATCGCAGAATGCTGCTGCAATGTCCGCACGGCTATCGAACGCCAGGGCTATGAAAGCCAGCTTGCCGTTTGCAACCAAACCAATACGTTGGTCGGCACGGTAAACCAAAACACGCTCGCTTTGCGCGATGCAGGAACGGCCAACACCAACGCCATCATCGGCAAACTCGACCAGATGCAGAATCAGGCGCTTCAGGACAAAATCGACGCACTGCGCGAGCGCAATACGACGCTGCTCGGCCAACTGTCTCAGGAGCATCAGAACGCGTATTTCGCACAGGTATTCGGGCAGACCATCGCTCCTGTCAACGCTGCCCTGGGTGATCTGAGCAACCGCCTGGCCGCTATCGAGTGCAAACAGCCTGCAACCGTAACCGTTCCGTATGTTCCGGCCATGAGTAACCTCGTGCCGGTAAACTATGGTATCAACGTCAATCCGTTTGCCGCTTCTACACTCGGTTCGTGCGGTTGCTAATAGGGAAGGAGGTAGCATATGTTTGGTAACCCCTTTTCCCCTTATTGGTGGATGCCCCAGCTTCCGATAATGCCGCAACCGGCAATACGGAGGGTCGATATCGGGGGCATCTACGAACTCTCGACCAATGCGGTGCAACTGACCGATGTTAGTGTTGATTACGGCATTAATCCGGTTTGTTACAATGCATTACCCTGCGAGAGCATCGTATTACTCAAAGTTCACGCGGACGCTCCGGCTGGCGGAGAATCGCTCCCTATCGCCCTGGCTATACCCAACAACGGACAATCTACCGTTTCGAGCAACGGCTCGACCACAGGTACATCAAAAGTCCCTGTTGTGGATAGCAACGACAATCCGGTTACAGGAAGCGATATTACTGGAAGTACCGAGCGTCTTGCTTACATCAACAAGCGAACGGGAACGATCCGGTTCCTGGAGTTTACATCCGGAACAACGACGGCATCTACCCCCAGCGCCGAGCAGACGGTAAGTAAAAGTTCAAAGTAAAAACAGAAAGCAATGGGGGAGCAATCCCCCTGCGCTTTCCCAAAAATCAAAAACCATGTTTCAGAATTTGAGAAAAGGAAGCTCCGTATATGTTCTCGATACGAGGGAAACGCCGAAGTTTTATGTGGCCACGGTCAAAGAGGTGGGAATGCCTTACTATCCGCAGCCCACTCCGGGCCAGCTAACCCCATTCCAGCAGCAATATATCAATATTGTGCTCGATAACAACGAATCGTGGGGTGTAAGAGCCAACATGGACGTAGAATCCAAAGGAGGTCTTACGGTTTCCATGACGCGCGAGGGGCTTATGCCAGCCATCACAGCGGGTCAGAAGGAGAGTTCGGATATAATCAATTCTTTCGACCGGCATAAGGCCAATTTGTCGGCTTACGATCAAATACTCAAAGACCTCGATCCGTCCTATGCAAAAACGAGGGAGCAGGACGAGGAAATCAAGAGGTTGAACAGCGAGTTGACAGAGATCAAAAACCTAATGAAGGCTGTTCCTAGTCTGAACGACATAAAGAGCCTTCTCAAACCTGAAACAACAAAAACCAAATAAACTATGGGATGGAATGCAATTGGCATCGCTCGGGGTTTCAGTGGGGACGACGAGCAGATGGACGAGATGCTTGAAAAAGCATATCGCAAAGGTCGTAAAGACATGCGCGAAGAGATGGAAGGAGGCCGTTACGGTGAACGTGGCGGTTATTCCGGATCGGGTCGCGGAGGTTACGGCATGCGTGAACCGTGGAAAGAAGACGATGACGACGACGATGATTACGGCGAACGTCGCGGTGTTCGTGGAACGGGCCCGTATTCCCGGTACAGACGCAGGTAGGCTATGGACAGGCTGGATACTTATGAGCGCATTCCGGAAGGAATGAGGGAGTATTTGTCGCATTACGGGTGGCATTTTTCTCCGAAGCTCGCAGAGTATGCGACCAATCCCAAACGCATGAAGAATGCGGATGGTACGTCGCATCATTGGACGCACGAACAGGTCAAGGAGCTCTTGGAGCGCAATGGGGTAACCATTGAGAAAGCTAAGGGACATGACTGTATGTACGTGGCCAATATGGCCTATTCGGATTTCTACCCTAAACCCCTTTCCACGGAGGCGCAAATCCTTCAATATATCAAGGCGTACATTGACGACCCGGACGGGGAGGATGGCATTGCCCTTACAAGGTACTATGCCGACTGTATCGCCAAAGGTGAACCTTTGATGTGGGAGGAGTTTCTGTAACCGGCGGGGGCGCTTTGGAAGTGAAGCGCCCCTTTTCCTTAAAATACTATTTGCTATGGACAGCATAGAACTCAGAAAATTCGCTATAGAAGTAGCGCAAACCACAACCAACGATGGTGTGGAATTGATGAATACCGCCAATAAGGTATTGGAATTCCTGGAAAACGGATCACAGGAAAGCGATGTTTTGTGTATCCTGATTTTTCCGGATAAAAAAGCCTAAAGCTATGTTCAAATATGTACTCAAGATGCTTGCCGGGCAAAATCCGATGCAGGTATTAAGCGATATGCCGGAAAGGGACTTTAATAAAGTTGCCTGGTTTGTGTCGAATCTCGATAAGTCCGGCATTCCGAGAAAGCAGAGAAGGATGATCGAAAGAAAGTGGAACGATACCTATGGAAAGGAGCGCCATTCACATAAAAAAGTATGACTGGAGGCTGGATATTTTCTTCGCGGTGACTTGCTACCATGTGGACGAGATTATGGATAATCTCGCAGATGTGGAGTGCCCCGACGACATCCGGGACAGGGTTTATAGCAACCTTGTGAAATGCGACATGGATACCGGGTTCACTTACTCCAATAAGAGGCTAAAGTGCACGGTAATGGTTATCGGGCTGCACTCTTCCCAGGCTCAGTTTTTAAACTCTTTCGAGCACGAAATGCGGCACATGGTAGACGATATTGCGGAGACCTTCGGTCTTAACATGGGAGGGGAGGAAGTCGCCTATTTGACAGGTGATATGAATTCTACCCTATGGAAGGATATACACAAATTCATTTGCTGTGATTGCAAATGCAAAAACCATTGATTATGTGTGATTGTAGAGAAAAGTGCCCGACATGCAAGGCATTGGAACGGGAAAAGAAGATCAAGGAACTATTGAAAGACCTTGAAATGGAGCTACCGCAGCCCATATTTGAAAAGGTGAAAGAAGAGTTAATAGGATTGCTGAATTAAGGCAGAAGCTCTTCTAACTGGATTTTTATCCTGTTGTAAATATTCCGGTCCAGCACATATACTACCCATGTCAGGGGGAATAGAGTGATTATGAAGATTAGCTTTATTATCCCTATGGCGACGTGTGCTACAAACAATATTGCAGCAATCAACCATAATAAAGCTACAGCCAACCACAGTTTGACTGCTTTTAATATTAACCACGCTTTAGCTTTCATATATCTTGTTTTGACAAAAATACAGTCAAAATCGGGTGCAAATGTGGGGTCATACACAAATCCTCTGATTAACTCCCGATAATTGGGTGAAAATCATGTAAAATCGGCCCAATAGCATCCTATTTTTGTGGTAGAGCTAATGTTTGTAAAGATGCAAACCAAATTCCATGAACGCAAACAACAAATCGATGGGCTTGTGCGAGTAATCGTATGAGCCCATTATGACTTTAATATGGGCAATATTGAATATAAAAGCTTAGAATTTAAAGCCGAGGACATACGGCGAGAGGGTGAGCATTTGTACGTAAAAGCCTATGCTTCCACTTTCGGACATGAAGACAGCTACAACGATATAGTTGTTAAAGGAGCTTTCATTAATTCTATATCGGGAGATAACGGTCGCAGGGTTAAGTTGTGCTACCAGCACGATATAAAAGATGTTCGCGGTAAAATTATAGACATCGCCGAGGACGACAAGGGGTTGTTTGTCGAATTTCGCACATCGCGCACAACCAAGGGGAAAGACCTTGCTATTCAAATTGAAGATGGCGAGTTGTTCGAATTGTCTATAGGGTATATCACCCTTGAAAGCGACGAAATAAACGGCATACGCTACCTGAAAGAGGTGGACCTAATAGAGATTTCTATTGTTAGTCGGGCTGCAAACTCACAAGCTTCAGTAATATCGTCTGAGCGGAAATCCGAATTTACAGCACACAACATCAAGGCGATGCCGGATAAAGACTTGTCCGAATTGTACGCTATAACCAAAGAAGAATATTACACACGAATTATCAAACACTTATAACATGGAGACACCGGAAGAAAAAGTTACGCGAATCGAAGCGGAAATCAAAGCGGCGCAGGAAGCCGCAAAAAATTCAGAAACCAAACTCGCTGAGCTGATCAAATCAACAGAGGCAAAAGAGGCGGAAATCAAAGCAGCCAAAGAAGCGGTCGAGCAGGCCAATGCGAACATTCAAAAGTTGCAGTCTGGGCTCAATGTTCTGACAAAGAAAATCGACGGCATCAAAACTGAAACAAAAGAGCAGACCATCGTGCAGGCAGTGGCGAATCTGATCGCCTCGGAAGAGTTCAAAGCCGACCTCAAGAACAAGGCTTTCGAATCCAAGGGCGGCAAGAGTTACGAAATCAAAGCCTCTACGTCCGATCTCACCGTGGATGTGACGAGAACTATGATGTTGCCGGGTGTAAGCTTCCCGCGCGACCGCAATCTTGCATTTCTTCCTAATCTCATGCAGGGGAGCGTCGGGCAGGACAAAAACCGAATCGGCTACATCGAAGGGTCGTACACATCGAAAGTGGGCTACGTCGGAGAGGGTCAAAAAAACGCCAATCTGGACGAGGTAAGTGCCGTGGAACGCTACCGCGAGATGGCTAAAGCGAGCGCCCGCATCAAAGTGACGGAGGAAATGTTTGAAGATGCTTCATACATCGCCTCCCGCATCAGCAACCAGATGATGACCAAAGGCATGCTGTTCCTGGACCGGGAGATTTTTTCCGGCAATGGAGACGATTCATCAAACCCGAATCACATTTACGGCCTCAAAGGCGCTGCAACGGCATTCGATGCCACTAAGGCAGGCCTGAAAAACGCTGTAGATAGTGCGAATATCGGAGATTTGGCCGATGCTATGCGCGTACAGGGTAGCATTGTGGACGCATCGAAAGCGAATAGCGATCAGGGCAGCTATGACCTCAATGTAATCTACATGAATCCTGTGACGGCATACAAATACGCCCACACGAAAAGTCCGGATGGAAATTACATCATCAACACCCTGACCGATGGGACGAAGCTGATGGCCGGAATGCGTGTGATCGAAACCCCTGCTATCGGAACATCTGAATTGTTCGCAATGGAATCCGGTCTGGCGGAGGTCTATTTCAAACGTAACCCTATCATCAAAATCGGGCAGGAGGATGACGACCTCTCGAAGGATCAATACACGATGGTGATGTTCCTTCGCGCGCAGGTTCTCGTCGAGACCGAAAACAAGAAAGGTCTTATCTATGTCGCCGACATCGACGCTGCCCTGGCTTCGATCACAAAAACAGCTTCAGAAGGAGTGTAGTTATGGACAAAACACCTTATGAAAATAAATCCCAGCAAGGACGCCAAACGAGAGCTCGTCCCGCTACAGAAGGGAGAAAATCTAAAACACCTGTAAATATTCGGGTTGAAGTCATCAAAGAGCATTGTGGCATTCGGGTCGGGGAAGTGTTCCTTAAACCTTGTGCAATTGCCCAAATGATGATAAAGAAAGGGTACTACAAAAAAGTCGAGTAGCATTATGGTTACAGTGGCAAGGATTGAGACGGGAGATTCTAAAATTACCATCGATGAGGTAAAGAGCTACATTCACCTAATCGGTAATGAACGCGACGACGAGCTGCAAGTCATGCTTGATGCCGCTATTGCCGCCGTAGAGGACTATTGCAACATTTCTCTGCGTCCAACCACGTGGAAACTGTCTCAGGACCTTGCTACTGACAACCAAAAGCTTTTTTACCCTCCTGTAATTGAAGTTGTTTCCATCAATGATTATGATGGATTGCAGCTTCAGTATAAAGTGCTTCAGGATATCGTCTATATAGATACTGCTTCCTCTTTTATATGTACTTACAAAACAGGAGAAGCGGAAAACGCAAACAGGTATAAGGCTGCTGTTTTAGCCTATACAGGGCTTTTGTTTGACGGAAACGACGATAACAACTCTTTCAATATCGTAATGTCCAGATATCTTCCTTATAGAATGTTATGATACGGAGTAATCAGATACAAGCCAGAAGTTACAGCAGCAAGGCTGATCTATTTCGCAGGCAGCAGGGATCAGACCCATTCGGCAAGAAGGTTAACTCATTCGAATTTATGGGTACTATCCCATGCTCTATTAACGATTTGAGTGGGTATAGGGCGTTGCAATATGAGCAGGTAGGGATTATAAACAGCGTAGAGGTTAGAATGCGAAAACCTGGCTTTGCTTTCGACCGGATGTTTATCCACCGGGAAGGACATTCTTTTACACCCGGACAGGTATTATCCAATACAATGCTCAACAAACTTAATGAAATCACCATACATAGCCGAATTAACTACGATGCTACCAATGTAGGGGATGAGGTGGTGATAACTGGAGGCAGAAAAGATGAATGACGTTGTTGTAGAGTTGGACATGAGGTCGTATGAGGACTGCCGCAAACGCATCAGGTCATTCGACAAGGTGATTCGGGGTGCAGCTATGCGCGGCATAAAATCTTCTGCGGTGAATGTGCTGGGGGATTCTCAACGCAACATCAAAGCACACGATTCTATTGCTACGGCACAGCTCATCAACTCAGGTAAGACTAAATCCAGTATGTCTGGACAGTATGTGGACGTGATATACAATGTCATCCAGGCTTTTTTTGTTGAGTTCGGAAGAAAAGCAGGAAAAATACCTCCCTATGAACCCATACTTCAATGGGTTCACAAAAGGGGAATCGCTGCAACATACACCAAAAGCGGTCGGAAACGGTCGAGCGGAGCAAGGTATGCTTACACAAGCTTGAAAACACGCAAAACGCACAAGGTTAGTAATTACTGGAAACAGGCTACATCGGCAGCTATTGCGATTGCAAAAAGTATTGGTAAAAGAGGAACCCCCGCCAAACCATTTCTTCACCCTGCTCTCCGGTCGAATGAAACCAAAACACTCTCACTGGTCAAACAGGAAATCGACAAAACGATTCAGTCTTACGGAAAATGAAAAAGCTACCCATTAAATACCTTCAAATTGCATTGGTTGCTCTAATCAAGGATGCAGGGTACGATACGGATGGATTTGATGTGTTTCCGAGAGTTGAAGTGTCGGGGGTGGAAATGGAAGAAGGGGCCGAAAAGGGAGACCGGGATTACAACTGCACTTTTTTGCTGGATGTTATTACCAAGTCCGATTCCCCCATGCTGTCACTAAATATACTTGAAAACCTCCGGAATAAACTCGACGAGCTGGAAGTGGACTTTTTCTACAAAGACGGACTTATTCCTGAAACATGTACGCAGGCTATTGAGCTAACAGACACCGAAACGATATACAGACAATTACAAAGATTCAGAATCCATTTAACTCAAAAAGATTAAATCATGCCAACACCTGTTATTACCTCAGAGAACAAAATACTCGGCAACAATTTTCGGCTCTACCTCATTGAAGAGAGCACCAACACGCCGATCCCGACCGAAAACAACGTCAGCCTGTCGATCAGCAACGAGAGCATCGATTCTACAGACAAACGTGTGAATTGGGCCCAATTCATCGATGGCGTTAAAGGGTGGACGGCATCCGAGGAATTCCATTACACCCAGGTCAAAGAAGACCCCGGATTTAAGCTCGTTCAAAAACTTATTTCGGGGGATACTCGAACACAGGTAATCATCGGCAAGATCAGTGAAAAGGGCGACATTGCCTTTAAAGGGTATGTCCGGATTTCTGGAATTGACATTTCAGCAGCCTCTAATGAGCTGATGACTTGCTCCATGTCTCTGACCGGAGACGGAGAACTGGAGATTGTCGAGAAAACAGCCGAAGCGTAATGAATCCGGTCCGTGAAATAGAAATATGCGGTAGGCCTAGGAAAGCCCTTTTCAGCGTTTTTTTATGGCGTGTCCTTGAAAACGAAGGAATAAAGGTCGAACTAAGCACGAATGCCGAAGGTGAAGACCTTCAGTCGCAAATGTCGGCGCTTTGCGAGTTTGTTAAGATCATTTATGCGGCCCTCAAAAACGCCATAGTTTGTGGACTGGAAGATGATTACTCCCCTTCATTGCTGGATGTGGATTTATGGGCCACTGAAAACAGAAAGGAGTTTTACCTACTAATCCCCTATATCGTTCAGACGCTAACGGATGGCAATTCTAAGGGCGATCACGAGCCTGCCGAAGTAGAAAAGGTAAAAAAAAAGAGCCTTTTGAGCCGGATGTTTGGGAAATAGAATCTTTCCTGATCGGCCAGTGTAAAATGACCTATCCGCAGGTTTACTATGTGACTTATCGCGAGTATTTAATACGGCGCAAGGCTTATATAGATGAAATCAGCCTACAACAGGGAATGCTGCGAAAGGTGCTGTTTCATATGATTGTAGGCAATCCGTACATCAAGAAAGAGCACAAACCCCGCAAAGAAACAGACCTGTATCTTCTTCCAAATGAGGCTAACATCAAAAAGAACATTCAGCCGACCAGGATGACCCGGCATGAAGCCGATTTTTTCCGGTCTTGTGGATATAACGTTTACGAAGGACATATCAAATGAGCATCATAGGTAGCATATTTGTCCGCCTCGGACTGAAATCGGATGAGTTCAGCAAGGGTATCAAGCAAAGCGAGGGTCAATTATCCTCTTTTAAAGGTGTTGTAGGGAAAATAGGCGGGGCTATTGCCGGGGCATTTACGGTCGATAAGATCGTACAGTTTACTAAAGAGGCGTACAAGCTGGCCGGGCAGGCTCAGGGAGTTTACAATGCTTTCTCAAGGCTCAATAGACCGGGCCTGCTAAATGACCTGAAAGAAGCCACCCGAGGGACTACCGATGAGCTTCAATTGATGCAAACGGCAGTTCGGGCCAGCAATTTCAAAATTCCCCTCGATCAACTCGCAACTTATTTGAGATTTGCTACAGATCGCGCAATTGAGACGGGAGAGAGTGTTGATTATCTTGTAAACTCTCTTGTTCTTGGAATTGGCCGAAAGTCTCCTTTAATCTTAGACAACCTGAGCATTTCTACGGTACGACTGCGGGAAGAGCTTGCAAAAACAGGTGATATGGCTAAAGCCGTAGGCAATATCATCGAAGAAGAAATGAAAAAAGGCGGGGATGCTATCGAAACGTCGGCGGTAAAAACACAGAAATTAGGAGCAGCTTGGAAGAACTTTATGACATCTGTAGGAGATACGTCTGTAGTAAAAAGTACTGGCGATGCTATAGTTAGCACTCTTACATATATCGCAGATTCTTTCGACGCATTGATAAATAGCGAAAGATTGTCCACATGGCAGAAATTCTTGGGATTTTTAGGGCACGGAGGAATACAGAGGCAGGCGTTAGCCGAAGGGGCTGGTAACGCATCAGCAGACAAGCAAATTCAAGAACGGGTCAATTTATGGACTGAAGGATTAATTACCATAGAATTAGCCGAAAGACAATTAGCATTTGCTCAATCCCAATATGCACATTTCAGTTCAGAAGAAGAAAAGAAGGCAGTTATAGCAGCCCTAAAAGAGAGAGTTAAGCTAATTAAATCTCAGGAACAAGAAAAAATAGCCCGAGAGCAAACCGAGAAAGGTATAAAGGCTCAAATCGCAGCTCTTGAAGAATTACGGGCACAGGAGGCTAATCCTGAAAAAAGGGCGGCATACACGAGCGAGATAGAATCACTCAAAAAGAGATTGGAATTGATGACCTCTACCAATACAGTGGTCAAAGGCTCCATCGACTACATCAACCAACAAATCGAAGCTCAGGAAAAACTGTATAACTCTACTAATATACAGTCTGTTCGCGATATGGCTGCCGCTAAGAAAGAGGAATTAGAGGCCGCCAAAGCATTACTTGAGATTACCGAAAAAGATAAGCAAAAGAGGGATGAAGCTCTGAAAGGCGATATTGCGTCCGGATATTCGACCCAAGGAATGGGAGGGTCTTTTTGGTTAAAAAGAGTAGAAGAAAAAAACAAACTGGAGAAAAATTTAGCGTCTTATTCATTTGATCCAACATTATATAAAGATAAGATACAGCAATTCAAAGAACAGGCCGCAGAAGTGGATCAAGTCGCTAACTCTATCCATCAAACAATAACCAACACAATGGTTAGCAGCTTTCAGGCTCTTGCTGACGGATTGGCTGGAATATCCGACATGAACGCAGGGCAGGCAATAGCAAGTCTTCTTAAACCTCTGGCAGATATGGCTATTACAGCCGGGACAATTATTATGACAACAGGTAAGGCGATTGAATCCTTGAAAGCTGCATTGTCAGGATTTTTTGGCGTTGGCGCTATAGCTGCAGGAGCCATCTTGGTTGGTATTGGTGTAGCTGCACGAGCTGGTCTGTCTGCGATAGCATCATCAGGAGGCAGTTCAGGAAGTTCAAGCTATTCCCCTAATACATCTTTCTCCGGTGGCAGCAGTTATTCCGGAGCATCAAGTCAATATGGCTATGCGTCCTACAGGGCTCAATCTGTTGACGTTAATGTTACCGGGCGTATATCCGGTCAAGATATTGTTTTGGCAAGCGACAAATACCTGAAAAACAAATCCAGATAAATATGTACGGTTTATTTGCATACAAGGAAATAACCGCCTTAAGAACGAAGCATGTTTACCGGCTTGAAATCTATAAAAAAGATTTCTCAGGAACCGCTATGGAGCTTGAAGAGTTTAACAGCTCTCCTTTCTCCATTACTCTGGAAGGGGAAGGGGATGAGGTATACCGCCCTGTCATTAAAAGCTCACTGAGTATTAATATTATCGATAAAGATCAATTCGATTATACTCAATTTTTCACTTCTGACGCTTTCGGTTTTCGTGTTTTCCTTTTACGGAATGGTGTGCGCCTATGGAGCGGCTACATTACGCCGGACAGTTTCGGGCAGGATTTGCAATACCGCTCTACCATAAACTTAGTAGCCAGGGATAATATAGGATACCTTTCAGAGATAGACTACGATTGGTTTGATTACGACTTTGTGTCTATTGAACAGCTATTAACCAAGGCTTTCGACAAAATCCAAGCTCAATTTATCTTAGATAATCGAGTAAATATTTTTTCAGGGAACAAACCAATAACTGATGCCTATATTCAAACCGTAGGACTTAAAGATAAAACTTGGTTTGAGGTTCTTGAAGAAGTGCTATCCGGTTGTGGGCTCCAGCTCAGATACATCAATGACAACTACACGCTACACGACATAGCGAATGAGGTTGAATTAGGCGGGAACTACACTCCCACATTTATCGATAGGTCACAGCGGGTTGATTTTTCCCCGGCTTGGCGTGAAGAACAGTTGGAGCAGGATTATTTGAAGTCGGATTCATTTTATGATACCATAATTAAAAGTGGTGATTATGACCTTTCCTCAAAGATTACAACATATACGCGATCAATGGATGGGCAAACCGAGGGGGCATTTGTATTATACCTTTATAAACAAAATTTTTGGTATAATGCCAATCTCGTAAACGGAGGTATCTACGTCGCAAATCCAGCGGACGCGCAATCAAAATATGATTACGATTACACGGTTGATGCCTGGGTTACCCATAAAAAAAACAGTCTTCTGATTTCTTCTTACAATAGAGATATTGACCCTAATTCATTTATATACAAATGGTTTTACATCAACAAATTTAGTGATAAATTGTTGAATATAGATATAAGTGCATGGAATATCTTGTATCATTATAATCAGTCTGGAGGAGGTATTTTTTATCCGGTTTTATACAGAGGATTCAGTTACTATGTTGAATTTACGTTCAACATATTTTTAGAAGCATCAGAAGGGCTTTATTGTTATTCTTCAAACGGCTGGTATTCCGTCCCTGATTTTGATACAGTCCAAACAAGGATAATCCTGACGGGAACTGAAAGTGGGTATGATCTAATTATTAACGGAAGCAAGCAATATACCACTAAACTAGAAGAGTTAAACATTCAAATTGGTTATGCACCTTTTGATGGTAAATTGATAGTAGCCATATATAAATGGACTGCCCGCAATCCTGATAACGGTGATATCTATGGAGATGATGTAATTGACCAAGGATATTGTATGCGAATCGACAATATCAAGATGTACTTTAAGGATGAGAAAGAAGACATTAGCGGCCAGGAATCCAAAATAACTATAAACGAATCCAATAACGTAAAACAATCATTCGATTTCAAATATGGTCAAATTCCCGATAGTAGTGGGGGATACCTTGCTTTTGCAGGAGGGCTTCATGACAATGACGATTACCACACACCGTTAACAGATTGGTATAGGTCTGCATTTCCGGAAAACAAATACAATCTTTTGGAGCTTGTTGGACGTGGTTTGGCCCATCACGGCAAAAAAGCCCGGAAGATTATGACCGGAACAATTCTTTTTGACGGGCAGGATTTTTCCAAAATTCTCGTTATCGATAACGAGAAGTATGTTATCAACGGTGGGACATACGATGTAACCAAAGAGACGCTGACAGGCGAATTTATCGAAGTGGAACCATATTCCACCGACGATTACGTAATAACAGGAGGTGCTGTTTCAGGCGGATCGTCCAATATCAGTACAGGTGGAAATAGGGATACTCTTTTATGGACCGATAATGCAGCGAATACCAAGAGGGTAAATGAGCTTGGTATGGCTACATCGGACGATCTGGCGGGTTCTAATCTGTTAATTGACAACCCCGAGTGGAGTGAAGCCAAAAGGATTAGCGCCGATATGTTGGATGATAAATTCTATTGGGATAAATCACTAGACACTACAGAGGACAAATCAGACAAAGATAGTTGGATTATTCGTACTAAACATTCCATTGTCTCCGACAAAGGCATCAGCGCTTACGGTCTGGGTCCCACCTCCGGCGGCAGTGCATCCGGTTCCCTCGGAGAGTTGGTCAACGTCGGGCAGTGGGCCGACGAGGTACCTACCGCCGACCGGGTGATGGTACAACTAGCCGGGGCTACACATTGGTCTGCAAAGCCGCTCGCCGATCTGGTCGGTCTCGATACTGCGGCCCTTGCACAATACCTGACCGCAAACAGCTACCTCAAGGCAAGCGATATTTCAAGTTATCTGACCTGGGCCAACCTTTCCGGTAAGCCTACGGTTTACCCGACGAGTTGGGAATTAGTGACGGGCCGGCCAACGAAACTCTCCGATCTGACCGATGACGTTGTAGCGGGCAATTATCTGCCTAAGCCAACATGGGATGCCGTATTCGAAGTGGTCACGGTGGACGGCACTCCGGCGCTGAAAGTCAAGTACGATATTCTCGGGCTCAAAGGAATCACAGCCTATGCGGACGGCACCCTCTCCGGCGGGTTCTCCGGTGCGTTGGTCGATCTGGTGGACGTAGCAGTGACTAATCTTGCCTCCGGGGACATTCTCAAGTACAACGGGACGCATTTTGTAAACGTACCGGTCTCGTCCATCGCCGGGGCTTCGTCGTGGGATCAGATCACCGGAAAACCGGAGTATTACCCGACCCGGTGGGCGGACGTGTCCGGTGCACCTACATCCCTTCCAGCCTCTGACGTATACCCGTGGGCGAAAGCGGCCTCGAAGCCAAGCTATGTGTGGTCAGAGATCGGGTCGAGGCCGACGAAGTTGTCACAGTTTACCAATGATCTGATTCCCGCGTGGGCATTGTCAGCGAACAAGCCGACCTATACCGCCGCCGAAGTCGGGGCGCTACCGCTCTCGGGTGGTAAAATGATTACGGGAGACTTTCAATTTAAAGACGGAGTTGCTGTAAGAGATTATGATAGTAAGAATATCATCGGGTTACTTAACATGGCCGGTGATGGCGTGTGTGTGGCAGTTGGAAATGGTATCAGGAAAACCCGCATTGTAACTCCCGATGATACTCCTGTGTATAGAAATGATAGTAAAGGCACGTATAGAATCTACGATTCCGGTAATTTCAATCCCTCGTCCAAGCTGGATAAGTCCGTTTGGGATGAAGCCTTCGAGCTAAAAACGGTAAACGGTGTGCGGGTGATCTCGGCAAAGCTGGACTTTCTCAGCGTTGCAGGTATCAGCGCGTATGCTACCGGCCCATCTTCGGGCGGCGGTGGCGGCGGATTGGATTACGACCTGCTCAAACAGGCCCTGACCGGCGCGATCACCCCGGACGGTTATCCATTCACGATCTCCGCTTCGTTTCTCGGAGCCATCGACAAAACCTATTTGACTGGAAAGCTGGCGAACACATACGCGAACAAGGTACACACTCACCTGTGGACTGATATTACCGACCGACCTACGGCACTTCCTGCTAACGGAGGCAATGCCGACACGGTGGACAATTTGCATGCCTCGTCTTTCGCCCAAATCAAAAGTTACAACTTTCCCAGCGGCGGGGTAAACAACATTACGGACTTAGATTTCACCGGGAATATACGGGCGCATTTCCCGGGTGCTGAATTCTCCTGTATCTGGCAGGGAAAGGATTTTGCGGGTACGATTTTGCAACTCAAGTTACGGGACTATGCCGGAAAGCAATCTATGATGTATCGGGGTAGTCTTACAAAAACATGGAGGACGGTTTGGGATTCGGGGAATTTCAATCCAGCCAACTACCTGCCGTTGTCTGGTAATAAAACCATAACGGGTAATGTTGCGCTGGCCAACGAAGTTATGATTACCAACCAAAACGGGGGTAACCTTGTCGGTTTTCGTAACAGCTTATCTGAGTTTGGGGATGCCGGGCATGCCACCCGGATCGTATCTAACGATTCAGATCTACAGCATTGGCGAGGAGGACAAAATACTATTATTTACGATTCCGGCAACTTCAATCCTGACAGCAAACTGGGGGTTTCGTCCGTGGCCGTCGAAGCTAAAAAGATGTCGTATCAAGGTTCTACGCCAGCGATCTCCGGCACGACAACCTTCCCTGCCGGACTCTACCTTTACGGCGTGTACAACAATGGCTATCCTGTAGCTTACGGTAATCTGCTGCGGGTTGGAGGAAGCGGATTGGGCGAAATGTTGTTTGGCTGGGCAGGGGATAACACCTCGGTCGGCGGGTTGTATTACCGTTCGAAACGGGATATTGCGGCAACGGAATGGAGCAACTGGTGTAAGTTATGGACTTCGGCAAACTCCAACCTCTCGACCGTTGACTGGTCGGCCAATAATCTTAATGCCGCAGCTAATTTGGATGTCGCAGGGCAGGCGTATGTGAGCGGCTGGCTCCGGTCAAGGGGTAATGTCGGCTGGTATAGCCAAGACTACGGCGGAGGCATCCACATGACGGACAGTACATGGGTGCGCGTATACGGCAGCAAGGGGCTGATGATTGACACCGGCACAAGCCCTATCAGTATGGGACAGCTTCAGATTACCTGTTCTGCGGAGGCTTCCATCGGATTCCGATCCGCAAGCAACGGTAATTGGTGTCTGGGCAAGGGAGTGAGTTCGATCGGTTCCGGGTTCGGTCTCTACAACGCCGCAACCAATCGGGTGGCGTTCCAGATCGCCAGCGCCACGGATGCGGCTTCCTTCGCCTCGTCTATCACCGCTGCCGGTACCATCGTCTCGATGAGCACTGTAGAATCACGGGGAAATAACAGTACGGGTATTTTGCCTCAAATGATGTGGCATATCCCGGGCGTAACATACGCCCGTATCAGGATGGCAAGCAATGGAACGCTACACGTGATCAACGGCGCCAGCGAGGCTTATCACAGCTTATACGCACAAAGTTTTGTTGCAGCCGGAAATGTTACTGCAGCCGACACCGTTACTGCCACCAAACTCGTAATTGGAGGAATAACCATCGACGTATACAACGGCGCACTGCGCGTGAACGGAAACCTTGTCGCTACAGGCGGCGTAACCTCATTAGCAACAGCATAAGAATATGGCACTCGGAAAAACGAATATTTCAATCGACCTCGTGCGCCGCACGCTCGGATCGTCGAAAACAGACGTAGGAGGGCTTTGCCTGGAGGATAAGGTAAACATGTTCTCCTACTACAAACCCATCGATTCGCAGGCTCAGTCTACCGATCCGAATACGGACTGGCCGGCCAACATCAAGCAGAATTTCGGGATCAACATCCCGGAACTCACTTTGCCCGTGGATACGGCTTTGAACTGGACGCGGGACAAGCCCGTCGGCGGACGGCTCAGTCCGTACAGGCTGACCGATTTCGGGGGTTACGAGCATAATGCACGACCCTGCCTTTCATCGGGTTGCATGGGAACCGTCAGCGTCAATATGTCCGATGTAGGTTACACCACCCGCACGTTCACTTTCGAGCAAATCCCAGCAAGCAGCAAGACGAATGTTTCGGCGCTGAACATGAAAGGGATTCAATACTATTACTGGGGTTTTGCCTTGCTTACCTCATTGACCGCCACCGAGGGTAAATTAATCACTTGCGACAAGACCATCGGCGAGGGCGGCAATAGTATTACCGTGGACTTCTTCGAAATCGGAGCAGGAACGCACCACAAATACATGCTCTTCGTGCTGAGCAAAAAGAAGTCCACATGGACGAATCAGGACGAATGGAACATCAGCGATCTGGAAGTCGATCCGCTGGTGGTGTATCACAACAGCACGTTCATAAATCCGGTTCCGCTCAATATCTTCAACTCGATCCTCATGACGGCCGAGATGACCGGAATAAATACGGATAACTCGTCCGTTTACAGTCCTTTCAGCAACTTTACATCCTTTCCGTTGCAGTTCTACGGACAGTATGCGTATGTCAAGGTAACGATCACCAATATCGCAGAGCATCAAATCAACTATACGACGCTCTTTAACGTGGAGGTGGTGTCGTTCTGGGGTACAACCGAAACAGGAACGCCCGTTGTGCTGAATGCCTCCACAGGTAATCAGGTGTCCGGAATCGTTTTGGCTGCCGGGGAAAGCCGGGACTATGTGCTGGAAATCGAGCAATTCGCATGGCATAACGGGGAATTTCAGTTGGACAATTATCCGACCGGCGTTGTGAACTCATACATCAAACTCGGATTCGGCGAACTGCTCGACCAGACCGGAACCTTCCAGATACAGGCAAGGAACATCTAATTTGTTATCAACCAATAAAATCTTTCAATTATGTCAACAGTAAATGCAATTATCAACGAGAACAAGATCACCGCACAAACGATTCAGCGGCTTATCAAGGCAAGCGTAGGTTCGGCCGAAGTTTCGGCGGAGGTAACGATGACCAATGCCGTGGTCGCTTCCTACACGGGCGGCCAGATCACCGAGAACGGAGAAGTCAAAGCGTCGTTCAACCAGTACGCGGACGGCAAGATGCAGATCAGCGCGGATGTGGAGTACTTCTCGCAGGCGCAGGCGATCCTCACTCCGTTCATGCAGAAGATGGACGCCATCGCGCTGACGATGACCGAACAGCCTGAATCAGTAATCGAAGCGTAACCCTAAAAACTCAAAAAGATGAAAAAGATCGAACTTGTAGCACTGACCCAGCTTTTGGGCAAAATCAGTTCCGGCAGCATTTCTCACGATGAGCGCAAAGGGTTGCTCGAGGTGATGAAGGTTGCCAAATACAACCTCGAAATGCGCGACGAGAAGATGCGCACGGCGATGAAGAAGTACGGAATCGAGATCGACCCGAACACCGGAAGGATTGCCGAAGGTAACGACAAAGCCGCTGTCGCTTCATTCCTCGACGATATGAACAAGGTGGACACGTCGGATGTCGAACTCAAGCCGTTTCTTTCGGAGGCCGGGGCCGATGCGCTCTGGGAGGAAAACAAACTCACCACTTCGGAGCGCATGATGCTCGATGAGCTGGTGAAGCAGCCCGAGCCGGAAGCTCCGGAGAAACCGGCGGCCAAAACGAAAAAGTAACAGGGCGGCAGAACCCGGCGGAATTTCCGCCGGGCTTTCCCGGCCAGTAAAACGACAACGCAGGTATGGATTGGACAACAATTATCGTAACTGTCCTTACGGTACTAATCAGCAACGGGGGATTGGTTACCTTAGTTACGCTTAAAGAGAAAAAAACAGCGGCTTTTCTGGATAACGTAACCAAGTTGATCGATCAGTGGCAAGAAATAGCCGAAGAGCGTAAACAACGAGTAAAAGAACTCAAGGACGACTTGGAATCTAAAGACAAAAAGATTGAAGAGGTTATTCGAGACCGGTCAGGAGTTCGGGACGATTTGGATCACACCCGAACATCTGAGGCTGTTGCCAAAATGCTCAGATGCGATAATACAAGTTGCCTTGATCGCAAACCTCCATTCGGAAGTAACGATAAACTGATTTCAAATGAGTAACGCAAGAGGCATTCGCAACAACAATCCCGGCAATATCCGCAAAGACGGATCGGTGTGGCGGGGAGAGGTGGCCGGGCCGGATAAAAGTTTCAAGACCTTCGAGACGATGGCCTGGGGCATTCGTGCAATCTACCACCTGCTCAATAATTATCGCCTTCTGTACGGTTGTGACACTATCGAGAAGATGATCCGGCGGTGGGCGCCTCCCGAAGACGGGAACGATACGGAGAGTTACATTTCCACGGTGTCGAACCTTTCCGGGGTGCCGCGCACCAGCCGCCTGACGACAACCGATCGTTCGGTGATGGAGCCTATCGTGCGCGCGATGCTCCGGGTTGAGACGGGGACGACAGTTTCTGCCGCAGACTATAACCAGGCGTGGGAACGATTCTTAAAGCACAAAAAATGAAAAATACTTTGATCGTAATTGCAGTACTGGTCGTCGTATTCCTGCTGGGGCGCTGGACAAAGAATTTCGACCCGGTTAAGATCGTACAGTACGATACTTTGCCGCCAGTCGTACATCTCGACACGATCAGAGATACGGTGCCGGTACCGAAATACGTGCATATCGTTCGGTATGACACCATCCACGATACAGCAGACGGGAAACCTATTCACCTTCCCATTCCGATCGGTCGTTACCTGTTTACCGACGATTCGACCTATCGTATGGAGGTAGAGGGCTACAATGTGCAGGCAAACAGTATCGAAGTCTATCCCCGGACGGTTACACAAACCGTTATCCAGCGGATCGGGGCTCCCGGCAGGCCGAAACGCTGGGGGATCGGCGTGAGCGCCGGGGCAGCTTTAACGCCAGAGGGGGTAAAGCCGTATGTGGGGGTGGGGGTGCAGTATCAGTTAATTGCACTCTAAATCATGGATCGGAATTTGATATGATAAAGTGGGGTGTCCTACCACCCCACTAACGAAAAAAAACTATGCCGATTTTTCTACCGGCACCCAAAATTTAAAAACTTTAGACCTTTTAGGGTATATAGTTTTACCATTTTTACGAATGCTTTTACAAAAAACGAGCACATACGTTTTTCCGTTCTTGACTTTAAGATTGTCCAATTAAAACACCTCCTTCCTTATTTGGCCTTTCGGCCTACTTAGTCTTACGTCCTACCGTAAGACAAAAACCCAGTAGTAGGATACTGGGTTTTTAGCGTTGTGATTAGGTTTTTCGAAAATCAGTGCTTTAATTTTCGAATCTTAAAGTCGGAAACAAATTTATGTATTCGTAAAGATAAATGCAAATTTTTGACATATTTATTATTTATTCAACTAATAATCAATGTGTAAAAACGACCACGACCGCAAAGACGAAAAGAGCCGTGCCGCAGCAGTGGGGTGCAGTATAATCTGATCGTATTTTAGGGCATCCTACATAGACGTTAAAATAAAAGGGGAATCGATATCGATTCCCCTTTTTTACTCCCCATTTAGCTCCCTGTGTAACCACAATTAGCTGATAATCAAAACTTATTTGTACTCTGTAAGGGAGTATTTATATTGCATATAACCTCCCGTATAAATCTGCATTATATTTGATTATATGGACGAAAGGGTTAAATTTGCAGAATAAGCAAACTATAAATCTTCAACTTTTCACTCCCTAATTCACTCCCCCTTATGGCCGCCACATTTCTACTAAAAGACAAGAGCAAGTCACGAAGTTCAATAGTGCTTTACATTTCGTTCCGTGGACAATATTACAAAAAATCTACGGGAGAATCAACGCCTGTCGTTTATTGGAACCAGGAAAAAGCGAGATGCAAAGTTGTTCGAGATTTTAGACAAGGAAACGATGTAAATAGCGTTTTAGACCGCTGGGGGGTGTCTGCCATGAAAACCATTGCACATTTCAAGGAGTGGAAAATGCCGCCCTCAAAAGCGCAATTCTGGGAGTATTTCGATAGCATTCATTATACTAATCAAGAGGACAACACTCCTATTTTATTTACCGATTATTTCGAGCGCTTCATCGATAATAATCGAGTTATCAGAAGCCCTAATACCATAAAGGGCTACATTACCTGCCTTAATAAGCTAAAGGAATATCAGAAAGGGAAGGGTAGGAGGCTGGATTTTGGAATGATCGGTATGGACCTGTACAACGATCTTCGCCGGTGGTTTCTGCGTTTAGGGTATTCCGACAACTATTTCGGCATGATAGCCAAAACGATAAAGACTGTATGCCGGGAAGCAGTGAATGATGGCATATCGTGCGAGGGATTCCGACACAAGGATTTTACGGCTATTCAAAACGATGTATATAATGTCTATCTATCAGAATCCGAATTGACTAAAATATATAAACTTGATTTAACCGCTGAGGCTGTGGGCTGTTTTTTTGATATTCCGTCCAGCGAAAAAGCAGAGCGCAAACAGAAAAGCTTGAATTTAGCCCGCGATATATTTTTGGTGGGTGCCTATACCGGACTTCGGATTTCAGACCTGTCAAGGCTTGAAGCAGCCAATGTTGATGGAGATTTAATCCGCATAACTACACAAAAAACAGGAGTGGATGTGGTCATTCCATTACATCCGATTGTCCGGGAAATTTTGAGCAAAGGATGTAGTTTGAGGATGTCAGATCAACACGCCAATATGCGAGTTAAGGAGTTAGCCAGAATGGCAGGAATAACAGATGAAGTTCTTGTGACCAAAATTATCGGAGGGCGCAAGGAGCAGCATCCGATCCCCAAATGCGATCTCGTAACCACCCATACCGCGCGGAGGTCATTTGCGACCAATGCCTACAAATCCGGCGTTCCGCCTATAGCCATAATGAAGATCACCGGTCATAAGAAAGAATCAACCTTTCTTAAATATATCAAGGTGTCAGCCGAAGAGAATGCGGAGATGTTGCTAAATCATCCGTTTTTCAAGTAAACCCGTTTCATGACCCCATGTACCGCAAAAGATCCGAGATTGTAGCACCTATTGTTCTAAGGTTGTTTTTGACAATAAATTCAGGGATAGGATCAATATGGGATTGCAGAACTACCGGACGCCGTAAATCAGACCTAGACCAAACCTCGTGTCCTCCTTTATTCCTGATGCATTTCAACCCTTTTTCCTCCAGGAATCCCCGAAATATTTTTAAGGAAACGTTGTGTAGGCGTACCATCTATGAAAAGGCCGGAATAGTGAAATCCTGATCTATTTTTGTGAAATTACGGGTATTCAGTATTTTGTGCAATGTTTTGTTTTTATCCAACAGGGATGAAAACTCGGGAGGGTAAAATTTATGTTCTTTTTTAATCCGCCAACCTAAATTTTCCAATTCCTTTACCAGCGTTTTCTTGCGCAGGGTATATGTAAAAAATTCCTCCAAGCATACCTCAAATGACTTGCTGGCTTCGGTGGAAGTGTTTCCGTATCCGTAAACATTTACAGCTGGGCAGTAAGCAATATTAACCCCTCCGTCTTCAAAGAGAAGAAGAGCTAATTTTACGGTTACTTTTTTATTTCCGATTTGCATGCTGCCAGATATAGTCGAAGGCTTACTCATAGTTAAAACTGGATTAAAACAATACAAATATAATGCAGGATTTCGGTTTTTCGCTGCTATTCTTTATGAAATTCTTTGGATAATACACAAAAGTGTATTACAATTGCAATACTACATAACGGGGAATGACATGGAAATTATTGTAAAACAAAACCGTGAAACGGTGAAGCAGAAAATGTCCGATATTCTGCTGGATGTGTCCTGGGCTAAAATCTCAGAGCGTTATTTTGAGAAGTCCCGGTCATGGCTTTATCATAAAATGGATGGAATGAATAACGGAAAACCGGATGATTTCAATGAGGCAGAGAAGGAGACCTTGCGTAATGCCTTGTTCGATTTATCGAAGAGAATCCACAAATGCGCAGAAAGCATCTGATATTTCCATAAAAACTACATTTTATGTAGTTGATAGTTTTGTATGTAAAAAGGTGTCGATTCCGACACCTTTTCTCTTCCTACCGCTTTTGTGCGGCTTTTCGTTCTTTAAGTAGGTCGAATAATTGACCTACCACCTCTTTCAGCCATCGGTTCATCCGCTTGTCTCGGATGACGGCTTCAAGCAATTCCCATCTAAAGACCTTGTCCCTGATGAGGCGCTCCGTAACATCGGAGGCTGTGAAGTTGGTTTGCATAGAAGGACGTTTATGCAACACAAAAAACGGTTTTGCCAATCTGTCGTCCTTCACTTTGTATGACAAAGCAGTAGATTAAATCTACACAGATATGGCAAAACCGTCGTTATAGGATATGCCTTGTCGTACTTAATATGAAGGACAAGACAAATATAGCTTTTATTTAACAAATCCTTTCATACACCAACCCGCCTCCTTTGACGGCTCGTCTAAAGGTCTTACTTTGTAATAAACTCCATTATCATCAACTATCTCAACCTTTATCCCATTTTTTAAGTGATAAAGTTTGTAGCGCTCATCTGAACACGACGACCATATATTTACATAATATACATCACATCCGTCTACAATAGTATTTATAGTACCGGTTCTAATATGTCGAGATACAACTTCGGGAGTTATTGTTGAGGATTGCGAGCTATTTGATGTGGTGGTAATATTGATAAACCAGATAAAGGCCCCAGCTATTAATGTAACTGCAATGATGAAAGGTGCATTTCTTTTCAAATAACTTTTTAATGAATATAAATCTTTTTGATTATTGCCCTCTTCATCTTCTAATGAAACATCTTGAACACTATTTGCCTCTTGTTGATCGCCTGACCGGGGAACATCTTCTATTACATCAACGACCTCTGATGATTTATTTTCATCACTTGAAGTCGATATACCTGTTATTCTAAATTTAATTTTAGCAAATTCATCTGGGGACAATACACCTTGATCTAGAAGGGATTTTGCCTTAATAAGTTCATCCAATTCAGATTTTTCAGCCGCTCTTCTTGCGGCGGCCAACATTCTTTCTTGGTATTCTACGTCTTCTTTTCTAGGGTAACATAAAACAATGATAACACCAATTATAGGACTGAATATTAATGACCAAAATAATGCCCAACCATAACCTATAGTCCTTTTAGAGCCTAAATTACCTACAACAAAAGATAGAATTATCCATAAAATAAACCACATAAAAATAAGCGTTTAATTGACTAATATTGGCATTTAGGAGGGGTGGGTGCAATAAATTATTGTTATATTTGATTAGCAGCCGCTTTCCCGAATAGGTCCAATTCCGGCAGCTTCACACTCAAACGACGGCGCTTCATTCTGTGTCCGCCCGTATAGCAACATGGGATGGGTAACCCGCATCTTCCCCCTTTTTAGCTAATTCTTTCTCCAGTCTCGAAATAACCTTTTTTAGCGCTTGTATGGTATCGCCAATTTGATCGTCTTTAGTTTTTAAACTAGCAGATTGGTTTTTTATGACCTCCCACGCCTCAAGTGGTATTGTGATATCGCCTCCCCTCTGTAAATGCCGATTTGTATTTTTAGGGGTATCATCCTTAAATGAATTGGCCTCGTTAAATACATCCAGTGTATCGTTAGGGTATATTTCTACCAATTTATTTATCAAACTATCAGGCATAGGGTCTTTACCTGTCTCAATCTGAGATATAAATGATTGACCGACACCCAATAGATCAGCCAGCTTTTTTTGGCTGATTTTTTTCCCTTTTCTAAAAGACTTTAAATCAAACATTTTACAGGGAGATTAAAATATCTTCATCATATTTCTGATATATTTCTTGTTTATTAGAAATATATTTCTGATATTTGCATTAACAAAACAAATCAAACAACTATTCTACAATACAAAGTAAACAATAAAGGCCAAATAAACAAATAGTAAAAAAGTACCGAAGTCAATATGAGTGATAATAATCAACTGTTTAAAAACACCAATATGGCACTGCAAAGAAGGGTCTTGACAAAAAACCAGCAAAAGTGGGCCAAAAAGAAAGCCAGGGCAATCGAGCTTTACGAGCAGGCTAAAACTGAAAACAACGGGGTTGCCCCGCGCGGAACATACATGGCGATTGCAGAGATTCTGAAGGTAACGGACGCTTACGTCGGTAAAGTGGTCAGGGAGTATGAACGGAAAGGAAGTGCTGACAGCTAACGAATACCGGATGATCGAAACGATTGCTACGGGACGTTCAGACAAAGAGGCGGCTTACTACTTAAATAAAGCTTACTCAACCTTCAAGAACACCAAAAACAAGATTTTCGATAAGCTCGGTATTCCTCATAACACTTCGGCGCTTGTGGCCTGGTACTACTGCATTAAAAGCGGCGCACAGCTCCCCGAATTTATCCGCACATGGGATGCGAAAGGAATTATGGCTGGAATTATTCTACTGGCTTTTATTCCGAATGAAATGATCTACCAAAGTGAAACCTACAGAGAAGTACGGCGGGGTAGGGAGATCGAAACGATTTGCCGCCGAGGCAGGGGACGAGAGGAAGCACGAACGATCAGTATAACAAGTGTAATTGTTTCATAGGATAAAGATTATGGACTATTCAGCATCGGGTATAGCGGCTTATGTGGCCGATTTGGAAATAGAAAACCGCCAGCTAAAAAAAGAGCTCAACGATTTACGCACAAACAGTATAAACGCAGACAAATTTTATGGGGCCCTCCTTAGTTTGCACACAGTCGCTTCGCTACAAAGCGTAGACCCGCGAACGGTTAAGGCTTATGTTGATTCGGGCGCTATTCCTAAGCATCCTGACAGCACAGATAGCCGCACCTATATCCGGGGCTCTGTTGCACTCAAGTTAGACTTCTCTGAGTTAAGAAGAAATCACTAATAAAAAGGTTATGAGAAACGTATTGAATTTTACTGGAATTGCAGCACTTATGGTGTTTATTATTGTGCTTTGCATGGTCGGATTCCCTCGCTACGCCGTATGGCAGCAAGAAATGAGCGGCAAAGCTGAATTTGCCAAAGCCGAACAAAACCGACGTATCAAGATCGAGGAAGCTAAGGCTAATCTTGAAGCCGAGAAACTCAACGCCCAGGCAGAGATTGAACGTGCTAAAGGTGCTGCCGAAGCTATCAAGATCGAAAACGGTAGCATAACCCCTACTTACATTCAGTATCTGTGGGTTCGCCAGCAAAATCTATCTGCGAATAAGGTGATCTACATTCCTACCGAAGCCAGCTTACCTATTCTTGAAGCAAAACAGTAAACCTACAAAGCCATGAACGACGAATTTATTATCTCCACCGCACCTCAGAGCGAGGATCAGAAGAACCGGGAGCGGATCGGCCTGCTTAGAGTTGCCGACAATTACCCCAAAGAAAGCAAGAGCCGCAAGTTACTGCTTGAGCATATTGCAGAATCATACGAGTAGCCATGAGCACCAACACCAAATCCAATCTTATGGCATTTGCGCTGATAGCAACCCTTTCTATCGTCGTGTTTTGCCTCTGGGTAGTAATTGAAATAATAATCGGACAATAGTTCTTTAACCTTTAAAATACAGCAACCATGAAAAAGATCATTCTTTTCTTCCGAAATCGCAGGGATG